GTCCGCCGCCGAAAAAAAATGTATGGTTGGGTATCCCCCCCGGTCTCCGCGTATCTGTATCTCCTGTGTTTTCAATCACTTAGCGTTACGTTACTTTATCGAGCCATTACGTCGATCAACGTAACGCCTGATTCGTTGCGGTCGCAAGTAGTTTGACCCCACTGGTCCGCCATGGCGTCCGCAATCCCGGCGTACGTGCGTGAGCGATTGCGTTGGCGGTCGGGTCCGGGCGGTTCGCGCCAACAGGCGGCGTCGCCGTCGCCCAGGTCACGGGTTGGGACCAACGGCGGGAGATTCTTTAACCAGAGACATGTCGCTTTGCGGAACGGGTCGCCAAACTGGAACGGTTGGACAATCTGGTCGGGCGGACGGAACAACGTGGACAGGCGACCGATTGGGTTTTCGATTGCGATTTTGTCAATGGGAAACTTGAACAACGCGCGAACCGTATGCAACGCCGCTAACTGTGCTTCCTGTCGCCATTCGACGGCGAACCAGCGGGCGCCTGAGACTGTGAGAAACGTACAGTCCGGATGCGCGATCATCAGGTCCCAGGATTCATGCAACAACGCCGCGTCGTACCACGATCCCTGATGATGCGGACCAGGCGTTTCCGTTGGGCGATAGTCGACGGATTTCGCATAATGCCCGCGCGCCGTAAACGCGTCGCGTACCTTGCCGCTAAATTCACCGGCAATGAGGACCCTCATTTATTGAACCCGTACGACGGTCCACACTTCGACCGCGGAACGCGGACCCGCAACGGCAATCGTTGACCGTCGACGATTGCCACTATCGACGCCGGACGGAGGAGTTTCAGAAACTCCCGTTGCGATTGGTTATCGGATCGTCCACCGAATTTCGTCGGCTTTGACGGCATGGGCGCAATACTCCTCGACCTGTTCGGGCGTCAATGTCAAGCGGAAATCAGAGAGTTTGTTCTGGGGTACCGCGTACGTCGGTCCATATCCCAGGTCGACGACGGGTTGGCGTACGAGGTCGAGCGTCTGAATGGCGCCCGCGAATCGGAACGTCGGCCAATTGACAATCATCAGGGCATACCAATCGATCCCGGTTTGTTTCCCTGGGCGCGCAATGACCAACAGGTCGTCGTTCGGTTGGCGTCGCGATTTGACGTCGACGTAAGACCCGACGACGAGACAATCGGCGCCGCCGGATTTGGGTTGAGGACTCAGGTCCGGGTAGACGTTGACCAGTTTGCAAAACGCGAGTTCCGCGCCGAATCCATCAATGTCGACCTCGACCCCTGAGCGATTCCCTGGGCGAACCTTGTAATCGGGAATCCCGGCGGCGCGGGCGACCTCGGAGCGTCGACGCCCAATCCATGCGGCGATCCGGACCTCCTCGTCCGACAACGTCACGATTGCGCCGCGGTCAAGGGTTCTCATTGCCGCCGTCCATAGCGACGCGCGACAACGGCGCCGACGATGACGTTGATCGCAAGGATGATGACCGCGAGTCCGACCAGAATGATCGACGCCGTTTGCATTTGGTCAACGGTCATCTATTCGCCTCTGATAAACCGCAGCCAGCAAGAGAAACAGCGATTCGCCGCGGGCGTATTCGGCGGATGCTTCGCGCACCAATGCACTAGTCCGCAATCCTGACAAGGTCGTTGTTCTACAGGAATCGGTATGCGTTTCATCTATTCGCCTCGCGTTGTTTTCCGCGTATGACAGGGAACGCATAACGCTTGCACGTTGGAACGGTCCCAGAACAACCCGACGTCGCCACGATGCGGGCGAATGTGATCGACCTGGAGGTCCGCCGTGACCTGTCCACACTGGGCGCATTGGTAGTCGGATTCGACGAGGACCCGCAACCGGAGACGTTCCCAACGGTCGGTCTTGTACAGTTTGCGAATCGCGAGATTGCCGCGCGCATGTTCGCGCGTCCGCGCATGGACGACGCAACGTCCGCCGTCGACGAGGGTTCCGCATCCGGGTTGCGCGCAATACCGCATCAGAGGATCACCCAGAGCAACCACAACGCGAACGCCGCCAACGGCAACGCGAACAACGCAATCCACACGTCCTCCCGACGCATGGGTCAAATCAGGTAGAACGTGAGGACCCAAATCGCGAGACCCAACGCGACGAGATTGACGCGCGCCGGATAGTTGAACGTCGCCGCGACGAAACAGAGAAACGCGACGACGTAGAGCAAAAAATGGATCGTCGGGGTCATGGTTGTTTCTCCTGGACGCCGTTGGTTTTGCGTACATGCGGGCGAATGTAGACATACGACGCGTTGCAGCTCGGGCAATCGAGGAGTCCGGACCAGACCTGTTCCCTGTCGCTCCAAATCTCCGCGCGTCCGGGAACTTTCGCGAGGTCCGCGCCGCAATTGCCACAGACCGCCGGTCTCATCATTTGTCCTCCTCCATGCGTTTGTACGTCTGGAAGTACCGGGCAAACGTGCGACGGATTTCCGCGCGGTTCTCATCGTCCGCGCGGCGATAGAGATTCGCGAGGGCGCGAATGAAACTCCCGCCGTACTTGTCCATGTTCTCCAACGTCGCGTCGTCGACCTCAATCGTCATGGTTGATGATTCCGCTCGTCCAGCCATGCCTTGCACCAGGGACAGGTTGGCGCGTCGAGGTCGACGTCCATGTCGTGGCGTTCGTTGACGCGGTACCCACAGACCGCAGTCGTCCAGCCGTAGCGCGTTACGGGTTCGTCCGCCCTGGTGTAATGCGTCCGATCATCTGGTCGAGGAGTCCGGCCATCGTCGCGAGATGCGACGTCGACGTCTGGAGGACCTGGACGGCGGCGGACAACATTTCGTCCTGGTTCTGGATGTAGTCGCTCATCGCCTCTAGGCATTTCTCGATCCCTCCCATGCGTTCGGTCAACGCGACAATGGCAACCGTGAGGTCGACGTACGACGCGGCGACGGCGTCGACGGGAATGGGCGCGGGGTTATGCATCGTCGTTGTCTCCTGTCTGTCGCATTTTCCAATCGGGTAAGCGGGTCTCCGCGGTTCGGCGCGTCAGAACCCGCGGGGTCGTCTGTCGGAGCAACGGACGCCCATGTTTGACTGCGGTCAACGCCTCTGTAATCGACGTCGCGTCGTACGGAATCCGGAGACGCGCCGCCCGGAGCTTGAGCGTCTCGCAGAGGTCCGACAGGGTCTCAAACCGGTCCCGATTGAGGACCTCATGCGTTAAAGCAACGAGGGCGGGCGATTTCGGCGCGGGCATAGCGTTCTTTTCTTCGTCGTTTTTGCGTTTTCCACAGGGGATCGGCGCGTCAGCGCCTGCACTAATCTCCCAATAAAAGAAACGGTACGACGGGAACGTACGTACAAGAGACAGATACTGATACAGATACACGGGGTCAGTTATGCCGCGCGTTACGCCGCGCGTTACGGGGTCTGTTACTCTTGCCGTTACGTTTCAATCCCTCGCGGTAGCGATGTTGCCGTTCGGCGCGTTTCACCGAAACGGCGAGGACTTCGTCGAGCGTTTCGTTATGCCATCCGTCGTTCCGTTTGACGAAATACGGCATGACCGCGCCGCGGATCGCTTTCCATCGACCCGGATCGCCGCATGCCGCCGCAAGGATGCGTTCGTCGTCCGGTAACGCGCCGCCGCGGAGTTGCGCCGCGTCGAGCAAATTGCGATAGGCGCCTTGTTGCTCCAGGGTCATCGTCATTTTCGCGGACGATTTCAACCAACGCGGAATCCACCAAAACAAGCCATCTAACCGCATGGCGTCTACCAGCATGTAATCTGGTTTGCGTCCGGCGGACGCGGTATCCGCCGCGGAATGTGGAACGTGATAGCGAACGCGCCGCGCGTCGCCGCGCCCGCGGGGTACACCCAGTCCTCGTAATTGGGCGGTTCGACGTAATTGAAAACTGGGCGCGCCTCTGATGACGCGGACGAGTAGATGATGTCGTAGATGCCCGCGTTGGTTCCGGACGCGGGCGCCAGCAACATGACCGCGTCGACGGCGTGACCGTTGTACTGGTTCTGTCCAGGGTCCTTGTCGATATGACCCCACATGGTCGAATGTTGATCGTGGAGGGCGGTACAGACGTCCTCGGTGAACAACCCACAACCCGTGACCGTCGTCAAATCCGGATGCGTCTCGTTGAACACGCGGTTGATGATGTCCATGGGCGACCCGCCGGTTTGCGGCGGCGGCGGTTCGGTCGGCGGCGGCGCGGTCGGTTCCGGCGTCAACGTGTAGTCGTCGACCTGGAGACGCGCGACCTTGTTGGACGGTTCGACGAGGAGAAACCCGCGCAATCGCAACGGGAGAAACCCCGTCGCGGAAAGTTCCAGCGTCGCGCCATGCCCGGAGGGCGTCGAGTCCGGGACGTTGCAGACTTGCCCTTGGCGACCCGCGGGGTCGGTCGTTGGGGTTCCAACGACCTGGACGCCGGAGTCCGGCGTCAATGCAACGCGGGCGTCGAGCGGATTGGGAAAAACGGTTAGACCATACGGCATAGGCTTACCTCCATGCGTAGACAATCGGACAGGGACAATCCAGGACGACAACCCGCGCGCCGCAATGGCGACAACCGGGACAAGGGACATAACCCCATGACGGTTTAAGGATCGAATGTTTGTGCGGCAAGCGGTCCCAGACCGCAAACCATGCACGGCAACATGGCGGAATCGCCGACCGCCTGCCGCATGCGTCATCGTCCACACCACAACGGGTCAATCAAACGCCGCCTCGACGAGGCGCCACGCCTGAACAAACGTCATTAACTCAGAGTCCATCCGGAACCATTCGCCGCGGATGTTCAGATGCGCGAATCGTTTGTGGAGGGTTCGTTCGTTCGCGCCGGGAATCCACGCTAACAGGACAATGTCCCGCGGGTTCCCGGTCTGATGCGACCGCCGCCGTTGGCGTTCAGCGGTCGCGGTTTTTCCGATCTTGATCGCGGTACCGTCCGAATGGATGTAGACGCCGGGACCCTTTGTCATGTCGAACAACGCGGGTTGATCAGATGACCGCGCGGGCGTCAGCGGCGACGGGAGGATCGTCCGGACAGACTTCCACAATTCAATTTCACCGTCCGTCATTGACCTATTGGCGGGAACCCATTTCCACGCAGACCAACCGTTTACTTGTTCGTTTTCCAATGCGTCTACCTCACGGGTTCGTCAACGCTGTAGATTTCAATCCCTGGAATCGATCCGGACGATTTCATGGACCGGACGTAGCTGTTGACCTTGACCTCGTCGACGGCGAGAAACTCGCGCGGAATGAGTTTCAAAACCCGTTCGCGGTCGGCGGCGGTTCCCGCGTACCGCCATTTCCAGACCTTGCGGAACTTCAGACCGGAGACGTTGCGGACGGGGTCGGGCAACGTGACCGCTGGCGGCGGCGCGGTAATCGCGTCGTCGACAATCGCCGCGGCAATGTCGGCATGTCCGGCGGATTCCAGGATGGACGCCTCATGGAGGGCGCGGGCATGGTCCTCGCGGCGGCGGCGGTCCTGTTCGGCGCGTTCCAGGGCAAGACGTTGGTCGTCCTGGGCGCGTTTAAAGTTCGCCATGGCGTCCCGGACCAACCGGTCGCGGGCGTCGAGCGGCGCGACAATGGCGTTTTCCCGGTCGCAGATTTTGCGGTGTAGTTGATACGCCATGGACTTGAGCGGCGCGAAATAGTCGACGACGCGTTTTCGCAAGTCGGCAATCCGTTGGCGGTCCGCGACCGCGGTCGTTAACTCCTCGACTGTCGCAATCGTCGCGAGGACGGTCAATTGGCGCGCGTCGGTCTCCAGGTCGGGCGCCAACGCGTTCGCGGTCTCCGGTTGCATGACGTCGAGCACGGGCGCGGTCATCGTTTGGGTCTCCTCTCGCGAACCGGTCCTAATCGGTTGATAAACCACATTGCCGGATCGGTGATTGCCGCGAGGTCCCGACGCGCCCAGGTGATCCAGGTCCGCGGGAGTTCGCCGCGGGCGACCTGTTCCAATTGGCGACGCGTCAGTCGCCATGATGCGATCCAGTCATTGCCGGGTTTAGTCATCGCGTCCCAAAATCCGTCGTTCCCGTTCTGCCTCAAACGCGAAATCGCTGTCCGCGTCGCATGCGTCGCATTGACCCCATTTCCCGCCATGCGGACAGGGCGCCTTGCCGCACGATTCGCAAAGGGCATAGCGCCAGCGGTCGTCGAGCGGGAGACCGCAACGCGCGCAGTAGTGCGTCACGTCCGTCATGCGACCCGTTCAATCCACGCGACCCAACCCGCCGCGAGAAACTCCCGTCGCGCCAGATTGGCGTCCGCAAGGTTGTTGTAATCGACAAGCGTTGAATACCGTTCGCCGCGGTACAGGTAAACCAGTCGGTATTTCGGTTCGGTCATGCGACCTCCGGTATCTCCTCGCGATTCGGGCGTCGCCGCGCGACGATTTGTTGGGCGTCGAGGAGGGTCAGAAACTCGCGGAAATCGGACGGGTTGGTATACGGGTCGAGCGAAAACGTCCCGTCCTTGCGGAGGGCGACGCCGTACCGCCGGAGGACCCCGCGGGTCTTGGCGAGAAACGCCGCGAGTTCCGGGTCGTCCTCTGCCGCCCATTCGGTCGCGAGGGCGTAGTACGCGGCGGTCTGGAGGTCCTTGGCGACGTCCTGGGGTCGACCGGTCGCGAAGTCCAAGAGGACCGGATGCTCGTCGAGGAGACCAAAACAGTCCGCGGTCCCCGCAATCTGATGCCGCCGCGACGCGACCCGCCGTTCGTTGAGGACCGCGCGGAAATGGCGTTGCTCCGTAAACGCGATCCACGCGTGGAGGTACCCCGCGCAGTCCGGAAAGTCCGCGACGAACCGGTCGACGTCGAGGTCGTTTTCGTTGTAGTAGTGGACCGCCCGATGGACGACCGTACCCCGCGCGCGGGCGGTCTCGAGGATGCCGTTCGGAATGGAGGAGAAATCGATCAACCCCGCGCGTTTGAGAACCCCGGTTACGGAGACAACCGGGACCTCGTCCAACAGGTACGTATGGGATGGCTCGTCGAACGTGAGACCGCGCGCCGCCATGATTACTCCGCGACGGGGTCCGTCTCAGATTTGCGGCGGACGACCGGCGGCGGCGTCTCCTCCGAAATGTCCGTTAACTCCTCCAGGGTTCGCAGTCCCTTGAGGACGTCCGGGAACGCGTCGCGCGCGGCAAACGACCGCGCCCGCATCTGCAACATGCGGTCGGGGTACTCCGTCCACGGTCCCTGTTTGTTCAGGAGGTTCGCGCGTTTCGCTTGCGCGACGGAGAACGTCCGGCGGACGGGGTCGTTGCGGTCCTTGCGGACAAACTCACAGACCGCGCGCGTTGCCGGATGGACGAGGGCGTCCGGCGTCAACGCGTCAATCCCGATCATCTCGCCGCCCGCGCCGTCGAGGACCTCAAACCATTCCGCATGCGAGACGTACAGCGGCGAGGTCAGAATGAGCGCAAGCAACCCGTCGCCAAAAATCCCTGGGCGTCCGTTGATGACCGCAATGGACTGCAACGCCGTCATGGGCGGCAATCCGACCTCGACGCCCATCAGGATCGCCGCGAGGACGTCCGCCGGTTTGCCGCGGTAGTCCTTGGGGATAATCGTCGAGTCCGACAACGCTTTCGCCATGCGGTACGCGGCGTCATAGGTCTCTGGCGCGACGCCAAACGCGACCGGGACCTTGTCGGGTCGCGTCGCGAGGTCGGTCGACGGGGTTGGTTCGGGGTTGGTCATTCGGACTCCAGCCATGCGTCCGCGCGAGACAGTGCAAACAAACCAGACGCAACCGCCCGTCCTGGACGGTTTGAATCCATACATGTCCGCCGGTCAACCGGCAGACGAGCTCGGCAATCATCCCGTCCGTCGCGCGGCGTCGGTCGGGTTAATGCGGTCCGCAATCCATTGGTCGACGTCGCTCGCGCGCCAGCCGACCGCTTGCGGTCCCAAGGGCAACGCCCGCGGGAACGTCCCAAGGGCAATCAACCGGTACAGGGTCGGGCGCGAGAGTCCGACGCGCGCGAGGACGTCCGGCAAGCGGAGGATCGAATCGCCGCGAACGGCGACCGCCGGTCGTCGCCTCATGGCGTCCCGCTGAACAACCGCGGTTCCTTTAAAATCTTGGCAAGTCGATCCTGTTCGTCCTGGGTCGGTTGCTGGCGTCCGCGGACAATGCGCGACAACCGGAAAATCGAAATCCGGAGTTTCTCCGCAATGACGAATTGCGGCATCCGGCTTTTGATGATGGCGATTTTGAGATGGACGGACGGACCGGGAGACCGTCGTCGCTTGGTTCGCGTCGCCGCCGCCTGTCGTCCCATACTGTCGTCCTCCGCGCCATAGAGTCCCGTCGACCCCAGAAGAACCGGCATAGTCTCCCGATTTCAGCGGCGGAATTCGGAAAATTTGTCCCCGTCCAAAGAAACCCTGCAACCCGTTGCACTGCCATTAGTTGCAATACTTCAGCTAGCTGCAATTTATTGCAGTTTGTCGCAAGCTTCAGTATGGGCAGCGCGGTATGGGGTCGGACCTATTCCTACAACCAATGGCATTGGGCGCGTATACTGCCGACGCCGTTCGTCAGACGACAATCCCAAGCGTCGCATGGCGAAAGCTCATTTCACGGGTTGGCGGTGTGAACGTTGCGGGTACGAATGGATGCCGCGGGAAAAGGGGTACGCGCCCGCGACCTGTCCGAAATGCAAATCGCCGTACTGGAATCGACCGCGGCGGTTCCCGAAAAAACCGCCGCGCTAATCAGAGGTTGGGTATGCGGGACGACGACGGACCGGTCGTCTGGGTGATAGGCGAATGTATCGGTTGTCGGCGGTTGTTTTCGTTCAGTCCCTCGCGCGTCCCGTCGTTGCCGGTGAACGGGACGCGCGAACCGGTCTGTCGTGACTGCGTCGAGCGGGTCAACCCGCGGCGGGTCGCGAATGGTCTCGCGCCGATTGTCCCGTTGCCAGGAGCGTACGACCCCGACCCCGCTTAGGCGCGGTCGACGAGACGGAGCGTCGACGGCGGCGTTGTGAGGACGGTCAACCGCGCGTCCCACTTGTCGAGGGCGGCGCGTTTCTCCGGACCGTACGCATACAGGTCATAGTCCGCGGTCACGTCCGGGTCCGCATGATTGAGGACCCGTTGCACGTCAAACCGCGAGACGCCCAACGCCGCGAGGTTCGTCGTCACGGTCCGCCGCAAGTCCCGCGGTTTGAATCCCTCCGTCGTTTTCCGGAAGGGTAGATCGACCAGGAACCCGCGTTGCTGCCGCTTGCCGCGAATCCCGGCGAATACGAACGTCTCCGGGTCCAGGTCGGTCGCGCGCGATTCCAGGTCGCGGAGGACCTTGATCGCGAGGGTCGTCAACGGCAACCGGTGTGACCGCCCGTTTTTCGTCTCGCGAATCGTCCACCACGATCCCTCCGGACCCGTCGACCAGGACAGGTCCGCCCATCGCATGGAGAGGATTTCATTCCCGCGCGCCGCGGTCATCAACCGGAGTTTCAACATCGCGCGGTACAGGACCCAGTTGTTCGCAAGGACCTCGTCGAGGTCCGCGGGCGCGGGTCGGTTCAACCAGTCCCAGAATTTCGCGACCTCCTCGTCGGACAACCGGCGGCGCCGTTTCTGTTCGGGCGCGGGTTTCCCCATGCGCGCCGTGACATTCATGGGGACCCATTCATGGTCGAACGCGACCCAGAGCATTTTTGAAATCAGGGAATGGATGCGATTGGCGCGGGTTGGCGCGCCGCGGGCAATGATGGACGCCGTCAATCGCTTGACGTCCATGCGGGTCGTCTCGACGACCGGCGTCGTCGCCCAATCCGCCAGTTGGCGTTTAATGTCCGCCTGATCGTCCTTCCACGTTTTTTTGCGCGGGCGCGCCCAAACGTCGATATAGAGCTTGCCCAGGTCGGTCCATGTCCGCGACGCCTGTTCGACCTGTTTGGCGGCGGCGGCGGCGACGACCGCGCGCGGGTCCTTGCCCGTCCCGGCGACCTTCAGGAGTTCGGTCGCGAGTTCGCGCGCCCGTCCCAGGTCAACAATCGGGTACGCGTACGACCCGGACGCCGGATCGACGACCGTCATCCAGGTTTTGTTTGTCGCGCCGGGTTTCTTATACGTCGCGTACCAGACGCGGCGACCGGTCGCGGAGACGCGGAGGACGAGTCCGACCACGAGCGAATCGAACAGGTCGGCGGTTGCCCGTCCGGGTTGGACTTTGGCGGCGCGGATGGCGCGGTCGGTCAACGCGATCCGGTTGTGGCGTGGCATGGTTGCAGGACCCTCTGAGGATCGGTCAGGGGGTCGACATGACCCCGCCTATCTCCTCGTCGTCTCCTATTTTGCAGAACTCGTTGAGATTAGTCGAGACCAATTGAGACGAGTTGAGACGAGCGGTATCGAGGGAATTGCTCAGGGAAATGGCGAACATGGAGCGGAGGTCTGGCAATTCTGGAACAAAACCGGCGGGACCGGAACCCGAACGTTCCTACACTGGGGGTCAGGGGGTCATCGGTTCAAATCCGATCATCCCGACCAAAATCCCTAACAAAAACGCAAAGTCTCAACCCGACCCGGATTTCTGTCTCCGTCCTGTCTCCCGGTCGAAACAGACGAGACCGGAGACGGGCGTTTAGAACGGGCGCGGGTCCGGACGGTCTGACCCTCGTCGGAATCGCCGTTCGGCCCTCCTGCGGTCTCCTGGGCGCCCGGACGGGCCGTTTAGCGTCGACGCGCCAACCGCGCAATGACCAGGAGTCCCAGGAGGGTCAGAACCGCGAGGACCGGACCCTCCGGCGTCACGCGGGCGGACCGCCGCCGCCGTACCGTTCGGTAAACTCCTCGTCGGTAATCGCCTCAATCGGGACGCCCGTCCGTTTGTTCGTCAGAACCCAGTCGGTCGAGCGCAACGTAAAAAATCCAGCCGTCCCGTTGAGGTATGGTCCGCCGGACGCCGGAAACAGGTCGCCAAAGTCCGGGACCGCGCCGACCGGCAACGTCCCGCCCTCGAGATACTGTTCGCCGTAGACCTGTTGGGGTTTGGTCACGTAGTTTTTCTGTCCGCCTTGTGGAGCAGCCATGGTCCCTCTCAGGTCGTCGGATACGTCCCGCGGCAAAAAAACGCGGTCCCGGCGTCCAGGGTGTGCGGCGCCGTTGGACCCAGTAGTGCGCCGGTCACGGTGACGCCGTAAAAACCAAGCGGTCCACCGATACAGGTAATCAGCGGGACGCCGCCGCCGCCGCCGGTCATCAAATGCATTTGAATATTGGGGCTCTGGCGTCCCGCTAGGGGCGGACTGTACGGGACGGTCGGACCGTTGAATTGATACATCGTCCCAGATCCAAAACTGGTCGTACTGCCGGTCCAGATCGTGAACTCAAAGAAACAGATTTTCCCGATGACGACGTAGATCCCTGCCGACGTCCCGTTCCCGAGTCCGGGACCAATCCCGCCGGACCCGTACCAGGACGGACTAAACGCGAGCCATGGCGCGCCGATGGATTGATCAATCGGATCGAGCAAGACGTTTTGGATCGCCGCCTTGTTCCAGATGGACCCGGACGTCCCATTGCCCGAATCGTCGACTAGGGCATTGAACGGACCCCTGTTGATCGGCATTAAAACCCCTCCTCCAACGTCCCGACCAATTGCCTGAGGACGTCCTCCAATGACGACCGGACAGAGCTGGCGGTCACGGTAAACCGCGGGACGGTCGGTCCGAGGTTGTCAATCGTGACGTCCTGGACCATCAGGGTTTGATCAATCCCCAACGCGGGCAACGTGACGCGGACCGGTCGTCCCGATTTCGATTTGGGATCAAACGTCGCGTACCGGACTGTGACAATCGGGCGCGCATACAACGCGAGGTCCGCGGTCGCGAGGGCGTTCAACGACGCCTCGCCGCGGCGTTCGTCCTGGATTAGATGTTCAATGACGCCGGACCCGCCGACCCGCGCCGCAAGTTCCGCTTGCGCGGTCACGTCGTCGACCTGGACCCAGATGTTGACGGGCGCGCCCTCGCGCAGTCCCGTCCCGTTGCCCGTGACGCCGGTCAACATGGGCGCGCCGGTCACGGTACTGTTGAAATTGACCGCGGCAATGACGGCGCCGGGACCGGTCGCAGGAATCCCGGTCAACGCGTTCCCGGTCACGCCGGAGTACCGGATCACTTGATCGCCGTTGCCGACGACCGCCCACCCGCCGCCGGGAACCGTCCATCCGGTCGCGGAGACCGGGAACGTCGCGGACCCTGGGAGCACCTGTCCCGCGGGCATGGTCAACCCGGAGGTATCGACGGTCGGCGCCGCGCCGGTCAACGTCGCGTCCGCGGCGGCGTCGGTATGGGTCGTCGTCGTATTGTCCGCGTACCCGTACAGGAATTGCAGTTGTGACGCGTTCGCCGCCGTTCGCCACAGGTAGCGATAGATCGTCCCGGCGGGTCCCGGCGAAATCCCGGACAGTTGGACGCGTCCACTGGTCAACGGTCCGTTATTGGGTCCCGGCGGCGTCGCGGACCCGCCGGTAAAGTTGACGAGACCGTCCGTCCACTGTTGGCCGTATCCGGGCGGTTGCGACAACGGGAACGGGTTAAACGTACTCGACCCGACCGGTCCGTTTTGAATGGGAACCGGCGACCAGAGTCCGCCGTTGTCCTGTCGGAAAAACTGGACAATGCGCCCGCGCATGTCGACGGTCGTCGTGAAATACAGAGAGGGTCGATTGCCGTTGGAGACAATGCCCAGGACCGGCGACCCCGCGGAAAAAAACCCGCCGCCCGCGCCGTCCGTAATAAACATCTGGTAATTGAGGGTCGTTCCTGCGGGCGGTCCGCCGAATTGGACCCCTTGCGAAACGCTGAACGTCGGCGCCGCGACCGTCCCGCCCGTAATCGAGACCGTCGCAATGGGCGAGGGCGCCGTTTGTCCCGCCGCGGTGACCCAGGTATACGCGTAATTGTGGGCGCCCGGATTGACGCCGGACCCGTCGAGAATCGCCGCGACGGGCGCGCCGGAGGGCGTCACGCCGGGACCGACGAGGGCGCCCGTTCCGCCCAGGACCGTCCCGGTATACGCCAGCCGTTGCCATTCGGAAATCGCCTTGCCGCCGCCCGCGTTGAACATGACCGTATTCGCAATCGGCAACCGGGACTCGTTCGCGAGGGTTGCGGTCAACGTCGGTTCGCCGTGCCCCTTGCCGTAGACGCGCGTCCGGATTTGCGAATCGTCGGACGCGTAGGTCAACGACGGGTCCTGGTGCAATTGATGCGGGCGCCCGTCGACGGGGTCCGGCGTCGCGCCCGATTCGGACCCGACGAACAAATGCAGGACGTAGTCCTCGACGTAGTAATAGCCGCCAATCAGTTTGGCGATCAATTTCAACGCGCCGCCCATGCGTTCGGTCCCGTCGAGATAGAGCGTCACGGGCGCGAGTCCCGCCTGTACCCCGGCGGCGGAAAATCCGGGCGCGAACGACGCGATCAATTGTTGGGCGACGGTCGTCGCGGAGACGTTTTCCCATGCGCCAAACGGACGCAACCAATCGGACCGTTGGGTATCGTCAATCGCCTCGCATTGCCATTCCAGGACGTCCGGTTTCCCGACGTAGGTTTCGCGCGCGGACTGCAACGGTCCGACGAATAAGAGGACCTTGGGGTCGACGCCCAGGACGATCCGCAACCGCTTGCCGACAACCGGCGGCGTCGCGTCGTCGACGAGCAACGTACAGGTATTGGGCGCGTCGTTGATGACGTCCTTGATGACGACCGACCGGTACCGGACCTTGAGGGGTACCCCGTCGAGGGTAATCGTGATCGCCTTGTCGCGGACGACCTTGAGCGCGGGTTGAACGTAATTCAACCGGAACGCGTTGAGACGCCCGACGTTGAGAATCGCGTTGTTCGACGTCGCCGCCATTACATCCGTCGCGCGGACGTAATCGTCCGGAGGATCGTATCGCTCACGCGCCGCGCGAGGTTGGATTCGGTATCGACGAGATTGAACGTGTTATAGACGACCGCGCCGCCGCCCGGAGCAATCGCGCCGGACGCGCCCGGGACGAACAGTTCCGGACCTTTCTCGCCGACGACGTACGGTTGACCCGCGGCGACCGGTCCGCCCGCGGCGCGTCGCGGCGGCGTGTAATAGCTCGACCCCGCGCCGGACCCGGACGTCGACCCGCCGGACATGGCGACGTACCCTTCAGACCCGCGCGGCGGGAGATACCCAATCTTGCCCGACCCGCCGCCGCCGCCGGTCGCCGCCGCCATGTCGCCCGCCCGCGCGGCGTTGGCCCGCGCCGCCGCCGCCGCAACCGCGTCCTGCGCGACCGCCTCGTCGTACAACGCTTGCGTGAAGTCCGTGACCGCGCCCGTCGCCGCCGGGACAACGACCTCCGCGGTCCGTGTCATGGACCCGTTGAACGTATCGACCGCGGAAATCAGCGTGGAGTACCGGACGGAGAGGTCCGAGTTCAGGAGTCCGAGTTTCTGCATTTCGCCCTGGGCGGCGACGAGCGCGTTTTGCAGGTCGACCCGCATCTCCGCGGAGAGCTTGCCGACGTCGTCGCTGAGTCCCACCATGGCGTCCGACCAGACGACCGCTTTGTCTAATGCGGGTTTCCCGAAAATCTGATCCTGGAGGGACGCGACCGCCTCGTAATGGACCTTTTGCGCGGCGAGAAAGTCTTGCTCCGTTTTCTCCTGGGCGATCCGTTCCTTGATCGACGCCGTCCAGGAGTCCTCCTGTACCTTGGCGTCCGCCGCCGACAACGCAATCGCCTTGAATCCGGTTTCCACCGGTTTGAGCAACGGCGGAATCGCCGCAATGGCGCCGCCCAATCCGGACTCGCCGCCGCCCAGTTTGGCTTTGAGGTCCGCAATGGATTTGCTAATCGCGACGACGTACGCGTCAAAGGTTCCGCCCAGTCCGCCGGGACCCGCGGTCCCTTTCTTGACCTCCTCCGCGACGGCATGCATGACGGCGATAATCTCGCCGCCGACAAACGTCAACGCCTGTTTGGTCGCCGCCCATTCGTCCTTGGTCCGACGCATGTTGTTGACCATGTCGTCGCCCATGACCCATGCCTGTTTTCCCAGTTCGCCCATGTCCGTTTTCATGGCCGGGAAAATTTCTTTCCACTGTTTGTGGAACAACGCTTCCGCGGTCGTCGCCTGATCGTACGGATTTTTGAGACCGGCAATCGCCGTCGACAATTGGGTCATCTGGGAATAGGCGCCCAGGTCCTTGAAGTCCTCCAGGTTGATGTTCAGATGCTTCAACGCGGCCACGACGCCCTTGTTGTCGTCGCCCAGGTCGATGCGTAATTGCTGCGCGGCGCTCGTCAACGCGCCCATGCCCGATCCGGTCTGTCCGCTGATGTACTGGAGACGCTGGACCTCGTCGTAGGTCATGCCCGTTTGCGCGGACAGTTTCCCAATGGCGTCCGCGGTATCGAGGACCGATTGCGCGAAATTCAGAATGGCATTGACGCTGAACGCGCCCGCCATGACGCCCGCCAATTGTTTCGCGACGCCGGACATGTCGATCAACGAGGTACTGGCGCCCTTCGTCTCCGTCGTAATCTTGTTGATCGCGGCGGGCGCCTCTTTCCCCAGTTTGTCGATTTCCTTGCCCGCGTTGGTCGAATCTTTCTGAAAGTCCTTGAGGGTCTCCGTCGCGTCCTTGACGCCCTCGTTGAATTGGGAAAAGTCCGCCTCGAAATGGCCGGTTATCGGCATGGGTTACTCGCGCGGCGTGACCAATTCAACCAGGAGGGCGTAATCATCCGGGTCTAGCTCGCGGACCCAGTCGACGCGCCAACCGCAACGGACGGCGAGTCCAAGGTCGGATCGGCGTTGGTCGAGCCAGTCAGGATTTTTTTTTCCGCGAGACGGTCCGCGACCGCGGCGGACTCATGGGCGTCGACCGCCGTCTTGAGTTCGTCAAACGACGCGGGGTCCATGTTGTCGAGGACCGCGATCCGTTGCGCGAGGTCGAGACCGCGAATCGGTTCGTCGTCGCCCGCCAAGTTCCAGTCGACGAGGTACGCAGCGACCTTCGCCATGCCGATCATCAACGGATTGGGAACGAGCTTGACCGTCCCGTCCGGTTGTTCGACGACGTCCGAACAGAGACGGTACGACGCGCGTTGTTCGCCGACGTTGAGACGCCGCCGGACGACGAGGGTATCGCCGTTGCCCAACGTGAGGATCGTCGTTTGCGGTTGCACAAAACGCGAACGCGGCATGGCTTAACTTTCCGGCGGTCCTAACGTCGCCGCCAAGGTCGTCCCGGTCTGGGAGACCGCGACAATCGGCCAACAGAAAAACCCGCCGACCCGCGGCGCGGTAAATTTCAAATCCCGTTGCCGCAATTGGAACGCGTCCGCCCGAACGACGGACGCGGTCAAGGTCCACTGCCCGCCGACGATCCGTCGCGCGACCCAGGTCCGGCAAACCGCCGCCGTGTGGTACCCCCAGACGACGGTACCCTCCAACCCGCGCAACGCGACCTCGTCGAACAGCATCGCTTACGCGTGGACGCCCGCGACCCATGCGGTCCCGTTCCAGTTGGCGCGGGTCCCGTCCGCCAGTTGGATAAATTGACCCGACGTCCAATTGGTCGCGGGGTTCGCGGTCACGCCGGTCAACGCGGCAAAATTCGTCGGCGGCGTCGCGTTCGCGGGCGTAAACGTCCCGTTGCCGGTACCCGGTCCCGCGCCGGTCGCCATGACCTGTCCGGGCGAGGTCCACGGTCCCGACGCTTTGAAGGTCCCAGTCACTTTGGGCGCGGACAACGAACAATCAATGTCCGCATCCATGTACGCGGGACCCTGCCAGAAAAACGCGGACTCCGTCGTATTCGGCATGAGCTGCAACGTTCCAGGGGTTGCCGCGGTCGCCGCTTTGAACAACGCGAGTTCCGCGGAGTTCCAAAATCCACTGAAATCGCCGCCGATATCCATCAGTCCGCCCGGAACGTAGACCCGATTTGTATCGCCAAAACAACTAACGTCCTCGTAATCCGTCGCAAACGAGGCTTTCCAGGAATTGATCGAAATGATCTGGACGAGCGCGGACCCGCCCGCGGCGTCCCACGCCACCTTGCCGTACCGTCCGGATTTAATCGACATGTGCGTCCTCTCCCGCCGGAACGGGGTCCGGCCAACTAACCTGTATGCGGTACTGCCCGCCGTAGTGGTGCCAGACCAACGACGGGTCGAGCGGATCGGGTACGGGGTCCTCTAAGGGTTCCTCGCGGACGCAGTCCATCCAACTAAAGTCCGCAATCGGCAACGTCTCCAGGTCGAGCAATTCGTCAATGCGGTGTGCGGCGGATTTCATGGTCGCGATATTGACGACGCGCGACAACCCAACCGCTTTGACCACATACAACCGTTCTTCAATCGCGCGCGTCCCGAATACGCCGGAGTCCGTTCCGATCATCAACGTGACCAGGACGAACCGTTGGAGTCCTGGCGCCGCGACGCCGTACCAGACCCCGTCGGGCATCAGTCCCGCGAGGGTCGCGTCCGCTTGCAAGGCGGCGACGAGCGCGGACGAAATCTTGCCGGAGTCCGGATGCGTCATTCGTTGACCGTGACGCGTTCGGCGCCCGTCTTCACGATTTCGATCAAGTCGCCGCGGAGGTCCGTGCGTTGGCGCTGCATGTTCGGAATGAAATTCTTTCCGGGCGTCGAGGGACCCGCGGTCGTCATGCCGCCGGACTCCCAGACGCGCGCATAGATCGCGTCATTCCAGACGCGCCAACTAGGTTTCATGGCGTCTTTGGTGACGTCCGCGCGTTGGAGACTGTCGCGCAAATGTCCCGTGACGACCGTGTACCGCGATCGGATCGTTTCGTATGCGGATTCCGCCGCGCGTTCGACCTGATTCGCCGCGTCCGCCGCCGCGAGTCCCGGCCATGCCGCGAGGGCGTCCCGGTATTCGTCCAGTCCCGTCCATCGGAGACCCATTTACTTTGAACCCCAACGATTTTCGCCGGCGTCGACCTCGAGGTCGTTACGCTGTTTCACGTAACGACCTCCGCGCACACTAAATCGGTCTCGATGTTCCGTTCGTCGCGATTCGCCACAAACAGGACCGACAACGTCCGCGCGCCGAACGTGACGCGCGTCTGCGTCGTAATCCCTGGATGGAAGCGCCCGCGGACCAGATGCGTCGCTTGCGCGAGGACCGACCCCGCGCCGATGGATTCCAGGGTTCGCGCGGATGCCTGTTCGATGGAGCAATCCCAGGACGGCGGGACCAGGGGTACCGGGGTCTCCGACCACCCGCCGTCCGGGTCCGGGACCGGCGATCCGGGATTGGTCAACGTGACCCGATGACGGTAGGTACCAACCGCGGGCATGATTACGCCAACGTCGGATCGCGGAATCCGGACAGGAGGGTCCGGATATGACCCCAGGTCGCCTCCGCGGAGGACGTTCCGGAGTCCATGTCGTCGCCGCGGTGTTCGTACAGGAGCGTCAAAACAATCTTGATCGCATGGATGACCGGTGTGGGCGCCGTCGTCGACGTCCAGGTCGTATCGCCCGCGGGACCCATGTACGCGAGGACCCAGGCTTGCGCGACCGCGAGCTTGTCGCTCACGTCCGCGTCATGCGCGGAATCGGTCACGCGGAGATGGACCTTCGCGTCCGCCAACGTGACGAGCGGCGGGACGACGGCGCGGACGGCGTCATGCGAGTACTCCAACGCCATATCAGGACTCCGACAACGCGCCGACCGTCGCGGCAACGTCCTCCTCGGAGGGATTGACCGGCGGCAAGGTTGGCGCCGCGGGCGCGGGCGTCGGCTTACTGAACGGCGACGCGGCGTCCCGTTCGGCCAACGCGTCGAGCGAGAACATCTGTTGTTGCAGGTAACAGGACTCGCCGCCGGGAACCGGTCCCAGTCCGTAGTACTTTTTCCGCGCCTCGTTGATCGTGAGACCCCCGGACGCAATGCCGTCCTTGGCGGCGGCGGTTTTCGTCGCGGTATCCATCCAGAGCAAAAAGTCCACGTCAAATTCCGTCCCGTACGGCGTCGGGAGTTCCAATCCCTCGTCGAGGGCGCGTTCAATGCCGACCATATGGACCTGGAGACATTCCGCGTGATACTGCAATTGCGTCGCTTCCGAATTGGCGTAGGGCGGTTGCTTCGACGAATCGACGTAGACGAGCGGGACGCCAAAGCATCCGGCAATCGTTGCGACCGTCGCGCCCTGTTGCTCCGTCAATTGGCTGTCCACCGCAGACGTCCCAATGTCCTGGTATTTCATCCCGTTCCCGACGACGGCGGTTTTGCCCGGACCCAGTCCATGCCATTTCGTCGACAACCGTTGCGCGGCGAGGTCGTCGATTTCGGTTGGCGCGACCAGGAGTCCGGACGGGCGTCCGCCTTTGCTGAAAAAATCCGACGACGAGCGTTGAATCTGGTTCGCCTCGTACGCGGCGCCGCCGCATGCGTAGAGCGGCGACAACCCGACCAAGGGATGGAACGCGCAATTCCAGCGGTCATGGATGATGTCGCGCGCGGGCGCGGCCAGCTCGCCCTCCGCGAGACCCGCGAGGTCGGACCGGTTCAACTGGTACCAGACCGCGCCGTCCGGTGCGACGAGCGGTTGGACGCCGGTCGGGTCGAGGACGTACAACGCGACGACGACGCCGCGCGCGTCCCGGTCCTTGAGGATGTAGGCATTGCCCCAGAGCAATTTGCTTAACATCCACGATTCCAGAAACTGCCCGATGTTCTGGTACCGGTTCGGTTTCCGGAGGACGGGCGAAAAGGCGGGAGAGGACGTCTCCGTCCAAATCCCGTCGTCGTCGAGGGCGACCAGACGCAAGGGGGTTTTGCCAATGTCGCCCGCGATCAACGAGACACACCGAAAGACGGTCGGATTGGACAACGCGGTATCGAGCGCAATGGGGTCCGCGTTTTCCTGCCATGCGCCCGGATACGTCTCGCGGACAACCGGTACCCATGCGCCCTGTCCGGCGGCGCGGACGGGCGCCGCAAACGCCGACCCGATCCGGGTCCGGAGCGTCGAGAAGACCCCCATGCCGGTTAGCGCCTCTCCGTCTCGCGACCCTCGGTTTTGCGACCCTCAATCGGCGGCGGGTCCGGCGTCCAGCCGACCAGGGAGACAAACCCGATGGCGCGCAACGTCTCCGCGAGGACCGGATCGGTTACGGCGTACGTTTCCCCTTCAGGGTGAGCGACGCCGTTTTCGGTATGCCAGATGCGGGAGGTAACGTCGAGCGAGTCTCCGGCCATGGTTGTTCCCTCGTTGCGAATCGCGCGGTTTCCAACGTCTCGACCCATTCGTCCGGGACGTCAATCGCCTCGCCGGGACGGGGGTACCGTCCGTTCCAGTACCCCTCGCGAATCACGGTCATCGTCGGCATTACGCGGTGTAGGTCGCGACGGTGTACTGGACGACGCCCGTTCGCGCCTTTTTCCAATTGATGAACCGCTCGGCCCTCAGACCGACGTAGTTCATCTGCCAGAGGGACGTCAGGACGACCGTCGCGTCCGGGACCGCCATGGGCGCGGAGTCCATCTGCAACGACGCCTCGCGCGAAACGTCAATCGTCACGCCGCCGTCGTCGGCGTACAGAATCTGATCCGGTTTCATCATGGCGACCGTCGTCCCGGCAATCTGGGACGTAATCGCGCGGTACCCCATGATCGTCCCGCCGGACTGCGCCATGCCCGGAAACAGTTGCTGTCCCAACGGGTTGAGGGCGTTGGTCAACGCGCTGGCGTTGGTCTCGGACATCACGAGGATCGCGCCCGCGGACGAAATGTTCGCGGCAGCCATGGCGTTCGCGAGGGCCTGAATGTCCGTCCGCGCGTTGGCGGGCGAGGTACCCGCGGTCGTGATCGGGGTCACGCCGTTGGTCACCGATCCGGGCGAGACGCCCGCGACCGCCGCCTTCGTCGGGTCGATAAATTCACTGTCGAGAAACTGCGCGATTCCGTTGATCATGTCGCGCCGGATGACCGCTTCCGCGTCCGGCGTCGAATTGCGCGCGAGTTCCTCGGTAATGACGATGATGCCCGCGCATTTGGTAATGCCCAGGGTCACGGTCGTAAACGCGAGTTTGCCGACCGGTTTGGGCGCGCCCTGTCCGACCCACGCGTACGTTCCGCCGCCCGTCTGCGCGCCAACGGAGACATTGAACGGGACTTTCATAAAGTCCGGAATTTTGCCCAGGATCGTCGCGGGTCGCAGAAAGGCGATAAATTCGTCCGTCAACGGTTTGATGGGCGCCAGCGGTCCCGCCCAGGTCGCGTCCGTCGTTGTCCCGGCAGCGACCGCCGCCTTGAGGACCAGTTCGACCTCCGGCGTCGAATCGTGCCAGCGTTTGGCGTACTCCAACGCTTGCATGGGCGACCCGTTGGCGACCGCGAGGGCCTGACAGTACCGGATAAAACCGGTTCCGGGTTCGACGTTCGCCCGGACCGAAATCACGGGACGCGGCGGGACGACGAGACCTCCGGGCGCGGGCGGAACGGGTTTCGCCGCCGCCGCCTGCATCTTGTCGAGTTCCCGCCAGCGAACGAGGTCCGCGTCGATGGACTTGACCTGGACCGCGAGGTCGTCATGTTCGGTCGCGGCGGCGTCGTCGAGCGTCGACGCGTCCGCGGCGGCGGTGTCCATGATGTCCGTCATCCGTCCCAGGAGCGCGGCGCGTTTGTTTTCTAGGTTAGTGACATGTTCCGTCGTCGTTGTCGTGGCCATGGCGGGACGTTCCTTTCGCGGCGGCGGCGCCGCCAATGACTTAACCGTGAGGATGGTCGCGTTGGCGTTCGCGGGAATCGTGACCAGACTGAGTTCGCAAATTTCCGTCGCGCGGAGACGCCGGCCGCCGCTTTTGAGGTACTCGACGCCGTCCTCCAGGATGCGAAACCCGATGGAGACGCCGGTCAACAGTCCCGCCTTGATGGATTGCCACGCCTCGTCGACGCGGTCCTTGAGGACGCCCGGATCGTCAATGGTCGGGAGCGACGCCTCAAACGCAATCCCGGACGCGAGTTTGGTCAACGTCACCGTCCCGACCGGTTGCTTGCGGTCATGGTGGAACAGCAACGGCAGGGGATTGCGGAACGTGACGCCCGCGGGGTCGACGAGGTCGCCTTGCCGGTCAAGCTCCGGCGTCGACGCCATACCCGCAAACGTGCGACGGTCGGTCGCGACCGATTTGACGTCGAGGAGGGCGTATGCGCGGTCCATATCGTTGGGACCGCAACCATCGCACGGGTTTCTACGATTGTCGATTTTTGGGATTTTTATTCAGACCGCGGCGGATAAGCTCAGGTACAGAGACGCCCTCGCGTTTGGCCTGTCGACAGAGAACGTCGTAATACGCTTTCCCCAACCGGACACCCACATGGACGGACGGGTCGTCGGTCCCGCCAATGGACGGACGCCCGCGGCGGCGGCGGTCCGGATCGTCCGGCGTCATCCGATGATGACCATGTCGTACGTCGGGGTTGGGGTTCGCCCGTTGCGGTCCAACAAATCGACCGCCATGATCAACGCGACGACCGCGTCGATTTTGTCCGTCGACGCGGTTTTGGACGGTTTGAGATTGCCCGCGGGGTCGGACTCGACGGCGACGTTGCTGACGTTCCAGCGGAGGACCGGATCGCCGTCATGCCGCAACGTCCGCGTCAGGATCGCTTTTTCCAGGGATTTGGTCGGCGCCGCCAATCCGCTGAACGTCTGCCGGACCGGGACGCAGGTAAACCCGTCCTCCTTTTGCAATTGGTCGACGAGGTTGATCGCGTTCCACTGGTCAAAGGCAATCATCCGGACGTCATACTGGGACGCCCATTCATGCAGGGTCGCGCGAACCGCCTTGTATTCGACGGACGGTCCCGGCGTCGCGGTCAACAGACCCTCGCGCGCCCATTGCTCGTACGGAACGCGGTCCCGGAGTCCGCGCGTCCGCATGCCGTCCGCCGGGACAAAGCAACGCGCGAGGACGTCAAATCCCTCGTCGTCTGGAAAGACGGCGACGAGCGCGGTCAAGTCTTTTGTCGACGACAGGTCCATGCCGACGAAGCAACGGCGCCCGCGCAAGCGGTCGAGGTCCCTGGGTACCCGGCATGCGTCCCATGCGGGCATTGCGATCCAGCGATTCGCCTGTTCGGTCCACTGGTTCAAGTACAGGCGGCGAAACGTATTCTCCTGGGCGGGAATCTCGCGCGCCCGCGCCGCCATGGTCCGCATTTCGTCGAGGGACCGAAAATCGCCCAGGGCCGGATTCGCCGCTTTCCAGACCGATTCGTCCGTCCAGTCCGCATCCACGGGCGCCTCGTACAGGATCGGCAAAAACGACGGGTCGAGGTCGGGGTTCTCCAGGACCTTGCGCGCATGGGCGTACAGCTCCCAGAGGATCGAATGGCGGTCGTACCCCGCGGTCGTAATCGCCATCATCAACGGTTGCAACCGCGCGCCCTGCGACGTCGCGAGGACGTCCCAGAGTTCCCGGTTCGGCGCCGCATGCAATTCGTCGTAAATGACGACGCTCGCGTTGAACCCATGTTTGCTGTACGCCTCGGCGGAAATCGCGCGATAGAACGATCCGGACTGCCGATGGACGATCCGTTTCTGCGAGTCGATAATGTCGACGACGTTGAGGAGTTCGGGCGCGTTGCGAATCATCGTCGCCGCCGCGTTGAAGACGAGCGCCGCCTGTTCCCGGTCCGCCGCCGCCGAATAGACCTCGCCGCCAATCTCGCCGTCGAACAGGAGAAAGTAAATCGCGAGGGCGCCCGCCAATTCGGACTTGCCGTTTTTGCGCGGCAACATCAGCAACGCGGTCCGGTACTGCCGCAACCCGTCCGCGCGCGTCGCGAACAATTGCCGGACAATCCGCGCTTGCCACGGTCGGAGCTTGAACGGTTGACCGGCAAACGGACCTTTGGTATGCGTCAACCGGTTGATGATGTTGATCGCGCGTTTCGCTTGCGCGGAGGTCTTAACAGCCATACTGCGTCCACAGTCCGACGCCGATCAACGTCAACGCGAGGACTTGCAATCCAATGGCGATCCAGCCAATGACCTCCGGACGCGTCACGGTCACCAGTTCTGTTGATAGAGGACCGTCCGCCCGCGCCAATCGTCCTCGCCCTCCGCGAGAAACGCGACGTCACGCGGGTCCGGCGGCGGTTCGCAAGCTAACCCGCGCCACCAACGCGGGCGGTCGACGAACGCGAGTCCGTCCGTCCCGGCGGTTGCCGCGGCGACAACGTCCGCCCAGGGTCGCCGCCCATACGCGGACGCAACGACGCGCGGGACCGCGACAATCACGTCCGGGTACCGCAAGACGGAATGGATGGTCTGAACAGGCGGCGCCGGACTCGCGTCCGCTGGCGCGGGTTGCGGTCGCGGCGCCCGCGCAAGGGGTACCGAACGGATACGCTCCAACGACGCGCGGTCGTCGGGCGTCCAGGGTAGATCGGGTTGGATTTCGGTTACTTGAGAACGTCCGCCCATGATTGACCCTTTCCCGTTGCCGTTGGAACCGCATGAACGCGCGACCGGGACGACGGCGTCATGCCCAGGTCCTGCGCGAATCGGAACATGAGCGTCAACGCCTTGTCGCGCGTCGTTGTCTTTTTGGAAGCGTCTAACCATTCCGCCCATTTCTGGCAATAGGCAATCAGGGTCGACCGGTCCGCCACGGTGACCGCGCCCGACGCAATCAACGCGGGCGCCACGCGGTCCCATTCCTTGCGCGCGAGCGGGTTCGTCAATTCGTCCGGACAATCCGGTGACAACGGTCCGGACTGCGGTTCGGCATGGTTGATCCCGCGTTTCCCAGGGTTCCCGCGGAGGACTCGTAACGCCGTTGGTTCTGGTCGACGACCGCCCATGGTCTAACCCCTAACCCCGCCGGGAACCCCGGCCAAATGTCAACTGAACCGGTCGAAATTCGTCGATTTGCCTGAAATCTTGACGAAATGCGGAAGTACTCGCCGCGC